TTCGGTTTCATCCATATCGGCCATGTTGACGCCCGTAATAAGATCCTTATTTCCGATTTCGGTTGTACCGGCTCCGGCTGCCCCCGTATCCAACACATTCAGATTTTTCCTATCCGTGTCATCTCCGGCCACGTTATCCTGTGCCACACAGATGACTTTCGTAACCGTACACTTGAACGGCGCTGAAAATATCGGATAAACAATCGTTGCGGTTGCGGCAGCAACACTCGGGATGTGAGCGGTCATCCGCTGCGTCCCGGGAATATCGTGCGTACCAACTTTTTCTGTACTCATTTAGTATCCTCCTCTTGCGTGTATTTTGTAATGATAGAATCTACTTTTGCAGATTCAAGTGATTTCAGATCGATCATCAGACTATCTGTCAACTGAATGATCTGTTTATCGAGTCGTTTTGATAATTGACCGTTTCTGCTCGATAAATTCTGGTTCTGAATTAAAAGGTCAGTGAAAGCATCCTCCACAGATTTCCCGGTCTGTTGTAAATACAGATTGATCATAACGGATTGTGAATATTTGAGTCTCGTTTGATCCTCTTGATATTTACGAATGTCAACCTTTGTACTATCTGTTTGAGAATACAGGTTTCCAAAAATGAACAAGAACACAAAAAATAAAATAGAAGATGCTTTCATGATTTCTCCTTTAAATTAATTTACCAAGTCTTAGCTGTATTCAGGGCTATGTAATACGGTGTTCCACCAATGTTAATTCTTAATGAATGAGTTATACTAACATTTGCATCTGCTACTATAGTTGATTCAAGCATTGCATCTGTCGCAGCAGTAATACCGCTCAAATTAAATAGATTGGCACTTAAATTGAAGTCAGTCACAGCAGTAGAATTTCCATAAACTTCCAATTTCATAAAACCTGATGGAATAGCAGCATTGTAAAACATATCCATAGTTGCAGGACATTCAATGTCAGCCACAAAAGCATTGTATTGTCCGCCATTCTGTACGCCTGTTGGCATAACAAGTTCGGCATTCACAACGCTCGCTCCGCCCGTGGGAGCTTGAATGGCATTCATGTCAACTTTGAAATATCCAGCGTTATGTCCAGCCGCTTGATAGGCAACATCATTTTCAACATACAAACCAAAGTCTCCGCCTGTTGACTGCGCTGTACTGGTTGCTTTGATATAGTTGTGAAAATGATTTCCAGATGTAGAAGAACCAGCTGAGAAGATTTCAGTTGCTTGATCTGTAGTTGCCGCTAATACCATTGGAGTTCCGCTAACACCTAATCCAAGACCATCCTGCATTTGGCTCAATACCATATAACGTGCAACCTTACCAATATTAACACGCGCGGTTTGCTTTGTAAGCGATACCAGATGATCGGCTTCTGCCGTGAATCCATTCAAATAAAACAGATAAGCATAATCGTCTATGTGTTCCGCACCGTCACCCCAAGTCTCATATTTCATAAATGAGGTTGGAATAGTTACATTATTGATAGGTACAAATCCAGCTCCGCTTTCAGCCAATGTCAAAACAGCAACATGATATTCACCACCATTTTGAGCGGCATCGGGAAGCAAGATTTCGCCGTACAATGCATTGGCTCCACCAGTGGATGCTTGGTAAGCGTCCATGTCAACCCGTGACATTATACCCATAAATCCAGAACCATTTGCTCCGGCTGTAGTGGTTGCGAACAGACCTGCTAAATTAGCAGTTGACCCAGCTGTATTGGTATGGTTAATTTCAACTGCATAATTTGAACCCGTAGTAATCGAAGTCGTCGCGGTTATGATCATCGCATTATTCGCAGCTACCGCAAGATCAGCACTGGTAATACTGACATTTCCGGTTGTGGAAAGCGTTGTAAATGAACCATCAGCAGGCGTTGTACCCCCTACGATACCATCAAATGTTCCTGCGTTGATGTCTGCAGTGGTCACAGCGCCCAGATCGGCTATTCCTGAGAACACCCCAGCCGTTGTACTCCATGTACCATCGCCAAGAGTTGTGAACGTCCCTGCAGCGGGTGTCGTGCCTCCCACAGTTCCATCGAAGGTTCCCGCATTAATATCAGCAGTTGTAACCGCGCCAAGATCGGCAATCCCAGACATCGTTCCACCAATACAGCTCCACGTTCCATTGGTAACTGTGTCTGCTGTCAAAGAAGTGAATCCAATCAACTTGTTTGAACTCCAACGGGCAGTCCCATCCGATATACTGGCTACTCCGGTAAAAGCTCCGGCCGTACTGGAATAGGTTCCATCAGTGAACGTTCCGTTCATTGTGATATTCCCGATTCCAGTCATGACTCCGGTATCGCTAATTCCCCAATCGGAACTTGTGATTGCGGTTGTGGATCCATTATCACCAAGAGTCAACGCCCCTGTTCCGCCAGCCACAATTGTCAGGGCTGCGTTCGCATCGTTGTCAGCGGATGTCAGGGTTACGGTCCCGGCGTCATCCCTTGAAAATAATATGGTTCCATCAACCGCTTCGCCAATATCGATCGCGTTTCCATTGGCTCCGGTAATATCACCACCGATCACAGATAGATCCCCTGCGAAATACCCTATCCCTGTAGAGTCGACAGTAAACATTTTCGCTCCACCGACAGCAGCACGGATAAGATATAAATTTTTGTAGGGATTGATATTGACTGAATCACCGTCCGAGACAAAATAACCATAAGCCCATGTTGGAATCAATGATCCGAAACTGAATGCCGTTACTCCTGAATCGGATGACAACGTGACTGAATTTGTTCCGAAAGTGAAAATAAGATTTTCGTCATTTTCGGATAACTTCCAAGCGTTGTCAGTTTCATTCGAGAAATAGCCGTCATATCTGCCTACAATATCAGCAGTAGGATGCGGGTCTGTGTGATAATTCGTAGACCCCAAAACGAGCCGATCATAATTTGTGGCTCCTGCGAACAACGAACCTGCCAACAAAAGGAAGGCGATTGAAAACAAAAGAAACTTTTTCATTATTTTACCCTCCTATGTTAAGCGACTATGTTTCCGTCGAGTCCACGATAATCCACAACAGCACCACCAAACCAAATACGAACCTTGAACGTGATACAATCCGCATGGAACATAGATCCATAATCAGGTGCATCCTGTACGAACAATTCAGGCTCTTGTTTGTTATTCAGGAAACCGATTTCAATCGTCGGGCAGACATTCGGGTCTGCGGCCAGATACCAGTTGTTCACATCGGACAGATACGGAACCATGAGATGTTCCAGGTTAAATTTGGAAACGATGGAAGCGTCATTGTTTGCATTACCAGTCACCTTCAATGTGCTGGTTTCTGTGAAAGCCGTTTCCATGAGATCGATACCGTAAATCAGCGTTTTCGGTGTGATACCAAGTGGTTTCGAATTACTCATATCGGTCTGTTTGAGCATACGTTTGTAAGCGGCCACGATTGTTGCCTGGGTCATCGCTCCGGTTGCGGTATTCGAATGATCGGAATGGAAAAGAGCTACCGAATCATATATTGCCGCATTACCAGACAGAAAAGCAAATACAAACTCATGAAGCGTCTGAATACCGGCTCTGGCCAGTTTTCTCGGGATATTCCGCGCGACACTGACAACATCATTGATAATGGTTTCGATTGTCAAATCCTCAAGCCCGCCTCTTTTGGCCGGAGAGTAGGTTGCTTCTTCATCGGTCGGAGAAGTAAGAGGCTGATAGGTTCCGCGTTCACCCACAATCGGAAGGTTCGCATATCCGCCGTACCGAATCCGATGGTTTGTTTTTAAATCAGAAAGAGGAACAACGGAGGCGATTTTCCGCCAGTTATTCAGATCCGAATCGTTGTATTCTTTCAAAAGGGTGACGTGCATTGCATCCTGACAGATTTGATCAAACCCGGTGGTATCGATTGATTCATGCAATCGCACGAACCTTTTCAATCCTGGAGCGTTTTCGGTTCTGCCAGTAATATTCACATCGCCAGTGATTTGCCGATAGGCTTCTCTGATTGAGAAAAATGGCGGTGTTTCTCCAATCTTCGTGCCAGCAAAGAAACCCTGAAAAGCCTCGGTCAATTTGACCGCTTCATCCTTTGTCACGGTTGTGGAATCTTCCCCAAAACCAGAGACATTGTTATTTTTCGCAAAAGCACCGAACATCGTTTCAAATGATGCTATCGATTCCCGAAGTTTCGCAACTTCAAAAATCTGATCTTTGTACTGAGCTTCGATCAATTTCACCGCTTCCGGAGGAAGTTTCGTTCCTGACATGGCTTCCGTGAGAACCATCGAGCAGCGCAATTTTTCAACTTCCGCTTTTGCATCATAGGTCGGTTTGGCCGCTTCGGTTATTTTTACGGGTGTCCCCGGTACTTCGGGAGCTTTCACCTCAGGAACAACCGGCTTTAATGCTTCGACAATCCGATCAACTGACTTTCCGTCCATTGTTTTTTCAAGTCCCGTTTTCAGGCACTCAATGAGCTTATCAGGATCGGTTTCGTCTTTTACAAGTTTGAATTGTTCGGGCAGCATGGCCTCGATCAATTTCAAGATTTTTTCAATCATCTGTAAATCCTCCATTCCATTTTTCGATTCGATTAATTGTAAAACTTTCCCGCCGGCGGATGGGGATACGACCACATCAACAAAGTCAACATTGATAATTTTGTCAATATGACGGACCAGAGCTTCGCCCAGTCTTTTTACGCTTCCAATTCCATCGGCAACAATAGAGAATCCCACGAGATCAGTTTTCCCTTTATTATATGCACTCAACAGCATATCTTTTAACCATACTGCGGATTCCACAATATTAAATTCACCTACCAAAGATTTTAAGGCTTTATCCCAGGTAATATTTTCAAACCATCCAGTAATGTTTTTGGCAGATTTTCCATCTCCCGTAGAATGTTCGCTATCTGTTCGAGACATCGCTCGAACGCCTTCATATAAAGGAATCGCTTCAATAAGTGTTTCTTCCGGATAATAATTCCTGTTTGACGAAACTCCCGCTTCGATTATCTGGACCTTCCACTTGAAACCTTTTTTATCATCTGCACTTTCAATCAATTTGACTGAATCAGCTAATTTCATGTTCTTTGTTCCAGATACGAGTTCACTTATTCTTGATCCCCTTTTACTTTTGGCTTCCGCAATATCATTTTTCACTTTTTCAATCGTGGTTTTTTCTTTTACTTCTGAAACATCCCCGAATATCACGGAATTATTAACTTTTGTATAGGGAATCAAATAAAGGCTGTTTTTGTATTCACAGATAATGCTATCGGGATAAGTGAATCTTATATAAACGTATACCTCGCCACCTACCCTATCAGCCGGGAATATATTGCTTTTTCTCAGAGCTTTGTTGAGATCCTCCCGAATCTGTTCAAAACTACCTTCCGGAGCGTCAGCTTCGCTCAATTTCCAAATTAACTTCATATCGAATTCCTCTTATTTGAGAACGGTTCTTTTTTCCATGAGCCGCTTCCCCTGTACGACATATACCCATCTATCCGGATACTCTTTTTGAGAGAGAATCCTTTCATCCGGAGCCAGGTTAATTGTTAGGCCATTTTTCCCAAGCGTGACCTTTTTACCAACAACGACCGTTTTCTTCACTACAATAGTTTTGCTATCGTTGTTATCCGGATCGGAATTCACATCTTCGAGCAGATCGATCCAATTCTGTTCAAGTTTGCTTTTTTCAATTTTGATTTGATCCTTGATCAACATTTTAATCAACGATCCCCTGTTGGCATTTTTGGGATATTCGAGATTGAGCTTTCCGGCCAATGCCTTTAATTCTGTGATACCGAGGCGTGCCAGGTTATCATTTGTTAAAATGATTTCGCCTTCTTTTTCTTTGAATTGTTTAATAGTCATCTTACTGACCTCCTAAAAAGTGTGAAGTTTTTTTGGTATCTTCATTTTCCAATACAGCCATTCTTAATGTACATCCACATTGACAAGTTTCGCTTGCCGGAAGACGCGGATCGTGCGGCCCGTTGCAATCATATCCATTTACGCTATATTCATAATCGATAGGAACCACTCCCAGAGATTCCATTGCCTGATGAGCGGGGCGGGAATTCTTTTTATGAGTTGCCAGCCACTTTTTCCCAGCATCCGGGTTTTTCTCACCTACCTCTTTGATCCGTTCCCAATTAGCGTTATTTGAAGTTCGAGCCATTTCTGTTCTTACAATATTTTCTGCTCGTGCCACTGCGGAACCAATATATTTTTTGCTCTTAAGAGGCGGGATAAATGTTTCCAACGACTTCATAACATCGTATGGAGTTTTTTGACCCATCAAACCAAGCTGGACTTGAGTATTGACCTGTTTGGCCATATCAGCGGAAAGACCTGTTATCAATTCAGCTGCCAGGCTTTGAGATAATTGAAGAACGTTCATAGTCATATATGGTAATACAACATTTGCACCGGTTGCAAAAAGAACGTCATCAACTTGTCTTATTCCCTTCATGAAAGCTTTTTCCATCTTTTCATACAATTCATTTTTTGCTGCATTACTGAAATTTCTTGCAAGAGAATTTACGATAACTTTTACTTCATTGAGATCATGAACTGTCCAGTCTACGGTTGCGAATTTTGCGGCCAGCTGAATACGAAATTCTTCCATTAATTTTCTGATAGCGAGAACAGCGCCATCTTCAAGTTTACCATATTGGCGTCTTACTTTGTTAAATTCTCTATTGCCAGTTTTCGACATTTATTCTTTCCCGACCGGTAAAGTCGCGCCTTTATTAATATTCGGCTGTTTGGATTTTGTTCCGGCATTCATAAGAGCTGCAATCTGTTTGTCTAAGCCATTATCGGAATTTAAAATCATATTCTTTATTTTCTCTAAATCAGATTCCTTATAATCTTTGTTGTTTGAATCTTCATTCGATCCTTGAGCCTTTTCCCATTCTTCGGTTGCATCAATTTCAATACCGATATTCCCGGCAAGGTATGAGAGGAATTCAACGGCGGTTTCATCAGAAAGCCATCCATGAGTTTTGAATATTGCCAGACCTTGCGCGATTGTTTGAAATGCCGATGCTGTCTGAGCTACATCTTTCGTTGTTAATTCGGGAAATTCGTAAGTGACTTCATAATCTTTTATTGCTTCTTTCCCGTCCAGCTTTTTCAGAGATGTTTTATATATAAGCGCCTGGTCAATCACAAATTGAATAATTGTTTTCAACATAAATTTAATGTAATTTTGACGCTCTTCCAGCATCTTATAGGTAGGCCATCCCATTTCTTTTGATGTTGCCAGATTCGCGTCCGATCCGTCCCCAAACCAATGTAGAGGAAAACCCATCGATCCGATAATGTGAGTTCTGAATATCTTAAATAATTCAGACATATCGGATGATTTTAAATCAGGAGCTACTGCATTCCATTCCACGTTTTCATTATGGTATCTCACTGTCCCTGGTTTTGGTTTCCCATGTTCACGGGAATATTTTTTCACTTCTTCATCGGTTTTTCCTTTTAAAAGTACATCCCAAATGAAAATATTTAAAAACACAGATCGATCAATAACATTGAACAAAAATTGTTCGTATCCATCAAGCCAATCACTATTCGCAAGCAGATCCGAATATCCTCTTGTTGAATTCGGCATTTTATTTATTGCGAAATAAAAGACGTCACCTGTGAGCTTTCCGTATGTCGGGGATGTAGGATCTTCATCAACTGCGATTATTTTTAATGTTTTTGATTTGATCCCATGGCGCCCTCTTACTTTTATGGCCAACGGTTCTTCGATATTCTCCGGGTTTGTTATTACTTTTTGAACTGATTTTGGATCCAGATATCCGAGCCGTACTTTTCCATTAATTTCATTGACAAATACCGGATAAAACTGTTCTCCAAATACACAAAGCGCCTCTACCTTTTGATTGAGCTTTATATCCATATTGTTTTTTGGATCGTTCCAAAACGGATCGATGACTTTGGTTTTTAAATCTTCATCGGCTTTTATTTTTAAACCACCACCGATGACGAAGTTTTTAATGTTCCTGATTATTTGTTTTGCGAGAGGATTTTGGAGCCATAATTTGTAGCATATATCTTGATGGCGTTCATGGTTTATCGGAGTGAGGTCTCGTTTATAATCGCCGGATATTGGCCTGAATTGATCTTCGTCAATATCGGTTCCTACGATTGCCTCCCGAAGTTTGATTTCGACTAACTCGGAAAGCCTTTTACCAGTTAAAAATGTACGGTCCCGAAATGTATCGAATTTGGTTTTGATGAAATGAAGTAGGCTTTTATTGTTTGAGGCTTTATCACTCATGCCCCAATTATAAATAGATATTATTTAATTGTCAAGATAGTAGTCGTATTTCACGACTTGGATGAAGCTCTTAAATTTTTAGGTTTATTGAGAATATCGCGAACTGTAAAATGACTTAAATAATACTCTCTGCCAATCTGTTTATATATGCTTTTAGCAGTCCGAAAAGGTTGTCTATCGCTCAGAACTTTAAACCTTCGGCTCATATCGTGGTATTTTTTTATTGTCATCGATCCCAATTTTATCTCTTTCTAAAAATGTATTTCAGCATATATTTCAATGGCCAGAAGAACGTGCTTGGATATATGAAAGCTCTGATTATGAGAAACCATTTAGGCTTCATATCTTCATCTGAAAATTTGCTTTTTCTTTTAATCCAAAGATAAAAATATTTTCTTTTATTAGTTAAAAACCTTAGATCTACCTTCATGCCTGTAATCCTTTCTGGTATCGACATCGACCCCAACATCAACGGCGGGTCCCGTTTCCGGATAGTATGTATTGGCTAAAGAATCACCCCAATCTGTAGACCGTCCAAGACGTTTTTTTATTTTCTCTTTTGCTTCGATCAATATTTCACCATTGGATTTTGTTACGAAAGATGGCGCCGTTAAATCTTCAATCAATTCATCAATCGGAGGAATGGCCAGGTTTATCCCGTTTTTCGGATCCAGCGCATCTCTTATAGCCCACCATAAATAAGCCCTCATATTAGCGAACTTTCTTTCTCCTGTGAAATCAGTTAAGTCTTTTGCAGATTCTGAAAATTTAACGCTTACAGAACGAACCTTCTGCTCGATAAGTCTGGAATGCACTCCGGCTCCTTCGCCTATCGTATCAAGAAATGCTTGAGCGGATCCGGTTAATCGATTCTTTATCCGGCCGGCGTTTTCCATATGAATCGTTTCTCTCTTTTCGGGATTATGGAACTTCTCAGTTTTTTCTACAACGTTCCCATATCTGTGAGTATAAACAGAATAATCACGCCCCATGCCGGCAATGTCAACTCCGAGTCTCAACGAATCTTTTAATTCCAGATATTTCTTTATCAGGTTTTCGAAAATGTCTTTCCATCTTTGAACGCCATCCTCTACCCATGATAGAGGAATGAGTTGATCCTCCCCTTCTAATGGGAATTCTCCAATGACCTTTACAAGAAAGAGATCGTTTGGCCGATACCATATTCCATCGAATTCGAAATCATGGTATTTTTTACTTACTTCTGATTTGTCAATTTTAATACACCATTTTGCAACTTTTTCTTTTACCCATTCATAATCAACCTGGCCCGGGATAATAATTTTCTTCGCTTTCACATTCACGGCGTTCAAACAATTCAATATAAATTTTCCCTTGTAGAGAGGACTTCGAAAACTGTTATAAAATTCTCCGGATGCCCTGTTTGGGTTTCCTACAATAAGAAGTCTTGAAACTGTTCCGGTGAGTAATCCATCGATGGCATCAAATGTATTATCTTCAATACCGCTGGCTTCGGTAATAACTACCAACATATGAGGAGAATGATAACCGGTCCATGCTTCAACGGATCTATCTGCTGCCTTAAATCCTTCCAAATACCAATCGCTATCATAAAGGCCATCTTTTTCGTTCATGAATTTTATTTTATTTGTCAGTAAGGTACCACCCAGGGGAATCTTCGAATTTTTCCAGATCTTGCCGGTTTCAGCCATCATGATCCCCTCGACCTGCCGACCGGTGGGAGCTGTACAAATCACCTTACTTGGATAGTATGAATACAAAAAGCAAAGCCCAATAGCGGCCGCCACATAGTCTTTTCCTTTGGCGTGTCCGCTACGTGCGGTCGTTTTCCGGTTCTTATAAACAGACATTACAATGTCCTCTTGATCGGAATCCAGCTTGATCCCGAAAACGTCTCTACACATCTTGGGCCAGTCGTGGATATAATTTTCAATTTTAATATCAGCTTTTTTCATTCTTCATTTTAGATGTCAAATTATCAATCACCCTTCAGCCAAGCGTCTAACTCTGGCTTGCTATCAAAATAGAAATAGTCACCTATTGCTATTGCTTGCTCTTTAGCGGATAAATGTAGTTTCCTGTTTTTCTGATATGAAAAACCAATATCGTTTCCACTCGTTTTTATTCTATACCGCCCTGTCTCATACTCATAACCTATAAATTCAAAAGTAGTAAGCATTCGCTCAAATGTTTCACAGGATGTTGCGAAGTTCTTGGGTTGCCATTCAGCAGCGATTTCATGTGGGTTTGTTTTCATCTAAAACCTTCCTTTAGCTTTTGAAATATTGTTTTGTGAACTGTGCAAACGTAACTCCCTGGAAGATGTTCACGTTCCCCGGTTCTTCAATCCCAAGCACCTTACAACGTCTCTCAATACATTGTAGAATCCCAAACAGAAAGCGCGGATCCCCCGCGAGTTCCCACTCCTGCAGGGTTCGTTCCTCAGACTTATTGTCTACACTTTTTGATCCGGTTTTGGTTTTTATTATAGTAGGTTTGTTGGATCGAGATCTCAAATATTTTCTTTGCGTAGTTCCATAACTTCTTTCCCATCCGGCCCAAAACTCTCTTTCAACTCGATCGATTTTCTGTAATTCAATTATTTTGGATCTGGATATATCAACATTTCTGGACTTCACCCATTCGTCTTGGATTTCTTTTAAGTCCCTGCATATTGTCGGTTGTGATAATGTTATCGAATGTGAGGTTTTTAATTCATCTTTAATAGCATGCTGTGAATAACCACGAAGATATAAATCCGATTCAATTTTTTTAGCTCTCGCTCTTTGAGATGGTGATCTTGATTGTTTTAATTGTTTCACTATTTACTCATTATTCATTATTAGAATTCACTCTGTATTATCGATCACCATTCAAGTAGGTTTCATGTTAACGGGTTATTTTTCAATAAATTATTTGAACAATTATCAAAATGCCATGAATTTTCGCCGATGGCCATATCTGTAACATACCAACCGGTATGTTTAGATTTCAGAAAATCAACAGACCACCAACCATGAAATACATTTGATAAATAAACCCCCATTCTATTAATTATTTCTTTATCTTTTTTGTCTAATATCTGTACTTTTTTAATTAAATCAGAATTTATATTTTCAAATGCTTCATCGGGCCAATAAGGATGCTGACATAATATCTTACCATTTTTTATAAAAACTCTAATTTCTTTTGTTATCGGCATATCATTAAAATATATAAACACTTTTTCTGTTTCAATAAATTCTCGAATAGCGAAAAAATTACAATCTGTAAATCTATCAATGTTTGCCAGCGCACTTGCTTCAAATAAATTTGCTACATGAGATATAATATTCTTTTTGTTTTCTAAAAAACAAGATTCTTTCCAATCCCATTTATTGCTTAACATTTCTGTTCTTAAAAAAACAGGTACTCCTAAAATATCTATTGCTCGATCAAGCTCATCAAAGAATCGATTGTCTTCTTTTATAATTCCTTCATCAATTATATGACATAAATCTACATCAGCATTTATCATAATCGTTTTAGGAACCGGGAACCCCACATTTTGAAGGCGTGGCAGCCAAAATGTAATACTATTCATTCGCATACAAGTTGGACAAATATCATCATTTACAATCATAATATTTGAATGAAATGGATTGTTGCATCTTAAACAGTTTTTTGTAGTTATTAAAGATTTCATTTTATATACTCTTCCGTCAATATACAGTCAAGTTATTATTAATTCAACTATTTTTATTATTTATTACCAGAAATTTAAAATCAATCGGATGGGATGCTGATAGTTCGGCTTGTAAAATCATCCGGGCAGGACACTTTTTACATTGGAAATAATACACAAATCCATTTGATCTTACGGACCGCCACTTGTGAAACCAACAATCCCCTCTTTGTCTTTTACTTTTAAATTTTTTCATTATACTTTCTCCAATTATTTCTTTTGACTTTTTGATTTCTTCGGGCTTTTTCCCGCCTTCTGCTTTTCCAATCTCTGTGTTTTTTTCTTTTTATATCATCAGCTCTGTTCCTGTACTTCATCGATCCTTTTCTCCTTTCGATTATAATTCTTCGCAATGATAACGAACCGAATCACTCCGAGCGGATGGTGGCCAGTAATATGGTGCTATTATCATTTGATCGTTTAAATAAAATGTATCAACTTTAGTCGGATAAGCTCTTACCGATATATAATACAATCCAGTATCCAAAAGGGTAGTTTCAAAATAATCTTCCTGCCCTATATCCAGATGATAATGGTGGATATCATGATCTAAAAATATTTCAATCCCGCATCGATCCTCTTTATAGTAAACCGGATCCCACATTACTTTTATTTTGCTTTTTCCATAGACCTCGTATTCCCAGGGGACTATTTTAAATATCAGAGAATCAACATAGAATGGGAGTGGAACTGCATAAGGAGAATCCACCGGGACCGGGATATGCTTCGTATTGAATATTGTATCTAACCTGCTCAAATCATCCAATCGATTCAGAACTTCATTGATGAGTTGATCCTGCCGATCTTCAATGTCATCCATTCTATTAAAGCAACTATCCTGCATATACTGAGAAGAGGCCGCGATACCAAATAATATATTTTGTCTTGTCAATATATTATCTTGAATGATTCTCAGTGAATCAATGCTCTCTTTTGTCCCTGGCGTTTCATTTTGTTTATTACAATTCACAACAAATAATATCAGTGATAAAAATAATACCTTCGTTAGTTGCGTTTTCATTTTGAACCTCCCATTGATCGTTATTTTCAGGAAATAAATCTTTTATTTGATAGACGATCGTATCTTTGTGTGGATAAAATATAAAAGTGCTATCAGTAATTGCAAATATTCTTCCCCCAGACTGGCCCGAAAGAAGCCACTTAAATTCTTCTATCATATTTATGTTGTTATTTTCTGATGGATCTACATCCTTTTTTGTTTCTGAATTATTATTAGAAGCGCCACAAAATATACAGAAGCACCCAAAAAGGATAAGTAAAAAAACGATTACTTGTTTCATATGCGCCTCCAATTATTTATTATTGTTTCGCAACTTTGCAAATGTGATTTCCAATCTCGCCACATTGACGAGTTGGCCGATAGACTTATTTATTGATTCTGCCTGTTTGATATACCCTTTGTCTGATTGTACTTTTTTAATATTATCGAGAATAACAGCTTTCAGATTCAACATTTCGCTCCCCTTTGGAACGATCTGCAACGAAGTTATTTCGATCTCGTCCTCGACCGGTAAAAATTGCTTTAAAACCGATTCCGCTTTTTCAAGCGGAAAACGAAACCATTTTTTGTCTGTTACAATTGTCAGTTGTCCATTCAAATCATAACTCAATATTTTGTAAATTCGCGTGTCATGCATAAATGAATGACCAACCATGCTGTCCAGTTTTTCATTTACTTTCATTGATGGCTCTCCTTAGTTTTAGTTGTATTCGTTTAAGCTCGAGTAGCTCCGGATATTTTATTAATTCTTTTCTCAATTCTTTATCGGTTCTACTGATACATGAAGAAATGTATTGATCATTATCATATACTTTTCCACTAGCCCATGTTTTTTTATTTGTTATTCTTGCCTTTTCATAATTCCTATTTCTATTCATATTTTCTTTTTTTGTTATACATCCAAGATTCTCAATTCTGCAATCTGTCGATACCCCGTTTATAAAATAAATTACCGAACTGGCCGGTATAGTTCTGTTGTTTTTTAGCCAGATATATTGATGATAAAGCATCCATTTATTATTTGATATTCGTATCCATTTATAGGTGCCATGAGGGCCTTTTCGAATAACTACACATCCATCATATTTCAAACTTGCCGGTACGTGACCTTTTTTATATTCTGTACTCCTAGAGAAATGTACTCCCTTCATTCCTTTAGTCCAGGGCGTATGGCCTTTTTTGAACTGGTTTAGCCTTATGAGTTTCTTTCTTGCTTCCGGAGTTCGCTTTAATTTCATTTTATACATACAATTACTAACCTGGTGCTTACTTTTTCCGATCGAATCTCCGATCTGCAAACAAGACATTTTATTCAAATTCTCTTTGAGAAATTCAATCTCTAAATCAGTCCATTTATTCGGTTTTTTATTTGCCATTATGTTTTTTGGGTTCTCCTGATCCAAGAAGTTTTGAAAAATTCCCCTGCTCTATAAAATGATCATAAATAGTTTGATCGTGTTTTATTAATATGTATGGCATAAAAACTTGTTCGAATTTTACCATCCCAATATCAATCATAGCAAGTTGTGATTGAATCCATTTATAAACCTGACGCCATGCAACTCTCCGCGCCTGGTCTTCGGTCCGGATGTATTTTGTTTTTTTGTTTTTTGCAAGATTCCAGAGTGGAATATGATTTGCCGGGAGTTTAAATGGAACAAGTTGATCATTCACAATAACACGAAAGCTGACTGCTGATATATTTCCAGAGTCATTATAATTTGTGAGAACATCCCGAACTTTGTAATCTCTCAAAAGAATCATTATTTCCTGAATCGTTTCTTCTGGTTCTTTTTGAGTGCTTTCCATGTATAATGTTTTCATTTTTCAAAATCCTCCTCCGAGTAAGTATATTCTCTCGGCTGCCATCGCATTGCTTTAACGCGTTTTAAATAAATTGCCCTCTTCTAATTATATTTCTAACATTAGACCATGAAATATTATACTTTTTACCAAGTTTCTTATAACCGTTCCTGTTTTCAATATATTCAGCTCTAATTTTATCTGCACTTTCTTTTGTTATTTTACATATACGGCTGTTCCTTATATTTTCTTTTGGAGTTACAAATCTACAATTATTGGGTTCATAATTACCATCGTTATCAATCCTGTCTATTTGCAGATCTTTCCCCCATCTTTTTATCGCCCAATCATAAAAAGCCTTATAATCAGTTCTCCAGACTGAGCATATAGTAATCCCACGACCGCCATAGTGTCTATATTGCTTGTGTTTAATATCACAACATCTTTGGATCATGTTATACCAAGTATGATAAAGTGGATGATTGCTTTTCCCGTGCGTTGTTTGTCTCTTTGCTAAAGATTCAGATAGATAACATCCACAACTTTTGGTATGCCCGGTACGAATATTATCACCACGAATAACTTTATAATTACCACAATCGCAGAGACATAACTACATGGAGTTATTTCTCGAGTTGTTTAATTCTCGCGATACGATCTTTAGTTTACCATATCTATTCCCGATTATGCTTTTCACCATTTTCATATCCCACAATTTTATCATTTTCAACTGCATATAACATTGTTCTTGGAGTCCAATATTTCATTTTGCCTTTTCTGTTTTTTAAAATTTTTCTCCATCCGATCAGCATCAAGGTTGCACCATTTGAAATCCAGTCCTCCGATTCGATGGTTTGCAATATTTTTTTATCATGTTCTGAAAAACTGGATCCACATGATTGTACCCCAACGATACCGGATCCGGTCATTGCGATAATATCAATGATCCCGAACAGATCTTTTCTTTTACCGCCCCCGGGATGCCCGGGTATGTTGAGCCATCTTTCGACAATATCCGCTTTCCATCCTCGCGCACGGATGAGCTTCAATGTCCGCTGCGTATTACTGATTCCTTTTGACATTTTATCTCCTCTGTTTTATAACCACTGCATGGTACGGACGAACTTCACACCGCACATGCAGATGTTATGCGCTTTCGTGATTAACGCAACCATAATTCTCGCCTGTTATTAATTCTGCCCTATATTCACTACCATCAACAACGCATGCTCCTGATATTTCTGGTCGCTGGTAAAATAACAATTTAGGGCTTTTGCATCGTCTTACTTTATGACCAAATAAATTCGCAGCCTCTTCTTCCGTTTCGCATTGATCATAATCATCGCCTGGCTTGTAGGGGAAAATAATTGTATCGTATTCATCATGGTCATCTATCAACCAACATTTACAAGTTTTACAAGTTTTCATCTTTATCTCCTTAAAGTTAAATCAGCGCATAACCAAGTATTCAACACGGACAACCCCACACACGGCTCCCGGCCATTTGCCGGTTAATACAACCGTTGTGTCGGACGGCAACTTTCATTTTCATTCTTGCAACCCACCGCCAATCACTTCTTCGGCAATTTTATCAATTTTAATTTCAATTCTTTTCAACCTCTCAACAGTAAACGCAAATGTCAGTATTAACCAAATGCCAATAAATCCCGCTATTACAAATCTCTCTACGCTTGCATTCATACCCAACACCCCTTTCATTTTAAAGTTTCTTTTTCACGAGCTCCGGCGTTCTTAACTGCCGTCATAATTTAAATCCAAAATTTATAATACTGCTTTTAATATTTTGAATAGCCCTGAAATCATAAATATTTTTTCCGCGTTTTCTTAAAAGCAGGTTCAATCTTTTTCTCAGAGCAACAACCCAGCACGGTTCTATTTCTTGAATGATGCTGTCTGTCTCTTTAAAAAGTATTCTGCCAAGAACTTCCATATCTTCGATGTGTTCTTTTTTGATATAGGCATTGATATAATTCCAGTACGGTTTTTCAAATATCTTTCTCAAATATGGATAAGCGCCCTTTCCCATATTTTCAGTCGGGATCCCCGCTTTCGTTTTCCCAACCTTTTTTATCCAGTTTATAATCGATACTATTAAATCATATCCGTACTTGCATCGATACTCGCTGGCCAGAGTTATCCAGTTTTGGTTCTTATCGAAATACAATAGCATTTCCGCGATTTCACCTGTTTGTTTTCTTTTGTCAATTTTCAATTCAGATCCTTGATCTAATATTAATTATTATCTTTTCAAATAATTAATATTCATTTTCAATTTCATTTTCCATATGTTAATCATATGTTTATGATGTCTTATTAAGCCTATTGTCTCTTCTTGATGCACTATAAGCCTTTCTTTTTATTATACTTTCAGCAACCCATTCTATCTGATAACCGCCATCAATTTTTATGAGTAATGTAAAAAAGTGTTCCCTTTCGTCTTTTTTAAGACGCTTTGTGAGAAAGTTTAGTTGGTGCTGTGTTATACATATGTTTCTCATATGTTCACACATGATACGGTCATAAGCGACTTGGGCGGCTTCGCTTAATAATTGTGTATCCCTTAAATAATCACCAGGGTAAAATAAGAACGCAGGGTCTTTGCCCATACTATATAAGCCTTTTGTTAAGTGTTGGATGTAATCTTTTAATAAAATACTTTTCAAGTTTTAATCTGTGTTTATTTATGAATCTTATTTTAATTAAGAATTTTTTTGATTTAAGACGATTATAGATATTGTGTGCGGTTATTCTTCTTTTAAGATTGGTTGATGTCCCTACATATAATAATTTATAATTATTTCTAACTGAGCTATAAATATAAAAAGCATAGCACCCAGCCATTTCTGGGATATAATTAAAATTAATCATGATCCATTTTTTATAATGGAATTCTTGATTATTATTCTGCATTTTCTTTTTGAACTTTTTCTCGGAGAGTTAATTCTACAAAGTGGGATCGGTTTCGATATTTGCCGTTGCTATCAGCAACGTATTGATCAACATCTTTTATGATTTGATCATCGATCATAACATTAAGTGGTTTTAACATAATTATTCCTTTCTTGTTTTACAATTTAATATACTCAATATTTAATTTTTTGTCAATACTTATTTTCTCTTTTCACACTTCGGGCAGATCCTTTTTTCTTGACCAGGTGGAAAATCTTTATAATAGTCCACTCTTATTTTTCCACAGTCTCTATAAACTTCAAAAGTCAATTTACATTTAGGACAGCGGAATATGCCCTTGATTAATTTTGTTTCCAATTATTATTTTTCTCCTTTTCCACGAAAATATTTTTCCAGTCTCGAATCCAGTTTTATGAGATCCCGTTTTATAAAGCGGTACCATGAGTTTGAAAAGTGGTATCCATTATTTCTTAAAATACAAAGTGGCGCCTGAATTTCTACTCTGGTTAGATTAAATACTTTTATCAACATAAATGTAATCACCCGGATTTTTTGAATTGCATCTTTATTATTTAAAAGCCATGCTTGATAGTTTGTTTCAGATTCTAATAGCTTTTCTTTTGGTAAATTTGCTTGACGTTGTTTTTTGATTCTATTATGATAAATAGTTTTGCAAGCAGGGTGTCTTTCAGCGTCCGATCGCATTCCGGCTGGGAGCGGTAACTTGCATTCTTTACAGATTGCCATAATTTATTCCCCAAGTATTATTCAATATACCATTTTTGGCCTCAATAGGGGTGTATATACCTCTATAATGAAATGGCCGTATGGTTTTATGGTAGAACGTCTTAAATGTAATAAAAATAAGGATCATAGATTTTTGAATGTCGCTTAAACTGAATAAAATATTTTATCATATTTCATGCCCAAGAAGAGCATCAAGGCATGGCATTTAATTTTTATAGCGCTTTCATATTCCTTGCCCTTACCTTTGTTCCATTCATCTCCTCCAATAGTAACCTCGTAGGGAATCGCGTTTTTCGATTCTTTTATTCTGGCCCTGAATTGTTTTGTTTTTGTGATAAAGACTTCTATTTCTAATTCGTTATTCATTTTAACCTCATAAAAATTAACAGGCGGATGTTTGCGGGCGTATCCATGTCCCCAACGTCCTTACGGATAGTTGCATCCGCCTGAAAATATTAATTTGATCTGATATTCAAACCAGATTCTTTTTTACTGGTAACGCCCGGGATAACAATTGCCCCCTTGGTTGCTGCCATAACTTTATTCAAAGCAGACATATTAACATCAAGATATTCCATCGGAACTTTCCCGGATGCAACCGCTTTAATCAACATCATTTTATTTACAACTTCCGCTTTCCAAGTTTCCCTTGTTGATATCCCCTGGACCTTTTCTACCGGCGCTGCCGTTCTCGCGGAAACGATTGGAACTTGGCCGGTAATGATTTTCTCAACGAGTTTTGGATTTTCCTCTTTCTCTGCATGTCTGATCGCTTTTTGTTTTTCAAAATCATCAAGCCGTTTCTGTTCTGCTGCGAGTCGTTTTTGTTCTCTCCGGTCCCAATCCAATATCAGATTTCGGCATTCAAACTCAGCTCTTTTTGGTTGTTCGTCAACCTGATTCTTTTTTGCGATAAGATTTTTATGAAGTTGATAGGCCATGTCAATTTCCGGTTTGAAAAATTCTTCAATACGAGCCCTGATTTTTTTCAGTTCAACTACATATTGACCAACAGCATGAGCTTCAGGATTGGAGGTGATTTTAATAATCCCCGGATCTTGCTTGAGAGCAAGGTTAATTTCCGGAGTGATTGCTTCTGCCGAGGAGTCGGGAGAATTGATTTGAATTTTCCTTTTACCGTTTTCCATGTTATTAATTCCTCTCTTTCCAGTTAATAAGTTTTACGCAAGCGAGCCAGGCGGACTTGTCACTGAGATCATTATCGTAAATCTCAGTTTTATAAGTTCCGTTTGACCGAAGCGCAACATATCCTCTTTTGACAAATCTTCTTTGGCATAATGAATATGCCATTGTTTGGAGTCTCGTAACAGCTTGAGCCTCATTTGTTTTAATGTCCAGAAGAAAATATCCTCCGGGATATAAAGCACAATTATAAATAAGTCTATCGTATGTTCCTTTATAATCAAGAGATTTATTTTGCACTCGTTTTTCAATATGAATTATTTTACCGCCAACTTCATTCCTAAATTTTATCCAGCCGTTTAAATATTTTTTTATACGTGGATCCACGCTGTCCATATACAATGTATCCAAATCATATTTAGCGGTGACAGAATGTACTTCGCTTCCTCTTTTTAAATAGAACTGCCTGTCTATTTCTGGTATATTAAATGGCCATTTATATAGACCGCAATCATTCAAGATTTGAGTAACATGCTTCATTATTTAAAAGGAAGCTCTGTATTATCTCCTACATCCACAAGATCATTATCGTTAGGGATAATCGGTAGAGCGTCTGAATCAAGATTCTTTTTAGACAATCTTACAAATTCGTTTATCTTGAATTCTAAATGCTTATAAAGGTCATCGATTTGCTTCCCGGTGAGATCGTTAAATTTCTTGATAGCAACTCCGAATAATTCAAAAGTGTGAGCATCGAGAATCACATCAGCGCCTTTAATACTTCCAGCTTTGTTGATAAAAAACTCATGGAGGAGTATGGCGCGCTTTCGCTGTTCTTTTGTAATTGAGACTTTTATCGGTTCGTTGTGTTCTTTGATATTAGATAAAGATTCATCCCAAAAAGGTTTTGCATTTTTATGGCGCCATTGATAGCAACTCGGTTTATCAGATCCCCTTTTTGATGTTTTGTTTCTCCACACTTTCACAGCGTTTCTATCTGTCCATTTTTCTATAAATCGAGGTTGCCATAATTTCTTTGCAATCCCAAGATCCTTACAGCATCGAGTAACACAATCGCTTTTTGCGCCCTCATAGGCGGTCCCCCAGGAGGATTTCGGATTGCTTGGGAAATATTCTGCCTCTCCGATTGCCTGAGATATAAAACATCCACGAATGTACAAGCTCCCAATATAGAACACTCTATTGTTTTCTATTTTTGTGGATTGCTGAATAATGACCCACTGGCCATGGCCGAATGCTTTATTTAAAACATCCCGATAAAACACTTGAGGAAGATAAACAATCCCATCCGGCCGGATATTAATATCGTTTTCGTTGATGTTTCTCAAAAGGATCTTTTTTTCATCTTCTGTGATTGTTAATAGAGAGGCATTTTGAAATTCGATCACCCCGGATCCGGCCGATTCAATTTTTTTCATGATCTGATTATCTACCAGATCCTCTCCGTCAATTTTTTTGACAGCTGTGTTTTTCTTTTCTTCCATTGTCTTCTCCGTTTTTAATGACCTATTTTATTCTTGAACGATTCCCATTTCTTCAATCAACTGACATACTATATTATAGATCCGATCTTTAACGTCTTGAGTTTCTTCGACAATTTGATCGTCTTTTATAATTCGTTTGACGAAGCCGAGTTTTCCACAGCAGAGAGAGCATAGATCGTAAGATACGTAAATTGATCCGCTTGTTTGGAAACCGCGCGGATTGTATTCAAGTTTAACCCTGTTCAAATCATCAGATTTTTCAACTTGATGTTTGCATTGATCACAAAAAAATGTTTCCTTTTTCATTAATAACCTCTTTCTTCAAAGTCGTTAAAATCATTCATCTCAATTTCTTCCTGAGTAATCGAATGATTGCAATCATCTTCAATGCAAACATAAGATCCAGATGAATCTAAAATATGAACTGTGTCCGTTTCGCAATTCGGGCAGTGAGTTTCGATTTCTTCGGTGATACGACGTCCAGGCATTATCAGCAGCCTTTCGTTAAAACAACGATTAAGTATCCAATTAATGCTAAAACTGCATATGTCATTAAAACTAAACCAAATATTTTATTTCGCATCATTATTAAAATCCTTTTATTTCTGTTGTCTTATTAAACCAATTTTGTTCCCATCGATAGATCATCGATACAAGAGAATTAACAGAACAATCTATTTCTTCAATTGCAAGAGTTGATTTTTTATCAGGACAATTAAAATGGATTAATCCTGATTGGATCCCGGAGAATATTAATCCATGATTTTCAGCAGTTTTAATAACAGCTTTTAAGTTGTCCATTAAATTTGAGCCCTCCATAAATCAATAAGAGATAATTGATGAATTGGTTTTTCGGGCTTTAAAATTCCGTGGTTCTTGCCGCCACAAATACAGGTGCATTTTTTTGACTGAGCATGTTTGCATCTGTCTGTACAGGTTATTTTTCTTTTGTTGGTCATGATTCAAATACCATAATGAGCTTTCGCGAACATTTCTCCTACAGTGCAAATATATTTTGGCTCATCCCACCAGTCAGAATATATTTCCCAAGATTCATCGATATTGATTCGATGTTTCATATTCCCAATATCTATCAGCATTGCCGCCCAATCTGGATACCGGGCGGCAGGAGTTTTATCAATAACAAGATAGTATTCCATATTATTCTAATTTTCCGAATTGTTTTATATCAGATGCCATTTTTGAATATTTCTCAATATATTCTGGGAAAGCATCACAAATTCTCTTGAAATTATCGGAATCCGCTTTCATAATACAATCAGCCAACGAAACGACAAAACTCCCGCCGTATCTTTTCATGGCTTCAACCACTTTTAATTTCATATCATGTTTCATTTTGGTACCTTTCGTTATTTATTCTTGTGTTAAAATAGGTTCAATTAATTTAGCATCTTCTAAGAGCCAGTTTCTCCATATTTCCCAAACACCCTCACGTTTCTTTTCTTCGGGAGTCAGCATTTCCGGTATCTTCTTTCTGGCTTCGATCAATGAATTTGGAAGTCCGATAATGGCTTTACGCTGGCCGTTGTTGTTGTGGATTAGGGTGTACATATTTTAATTGGTTTTTCCTATTATAAAATCATCAACTTTAATAATGATAGATTGGACTTTATTTATTTCTTCTTTATTGTTAATATCCACGCCAGATTTTTTCAATATATATTTTACCCAAAACTTATCATCTGCAAAATCTTTGTGGAATAAAATAATTTCCTTATTTTTATCCTCAAGAAACTGGTATCCATTTTTAAGATATTTAATTACTGGAGACAAAAACATACTATGTAATCTACTATGACAGGCATGACATAATTGGTTTTTGTTTTCTGGAATATCCATACCGCCTATACTTATTGGTATAACATGATGATTATGTTCTACACGTTTTAATTGACATAGAGTGCAATATGGTCTATCTTTGTTTTTCATTTATAAATATCCTTTCTGTAAAATATTATAGCAAATCACTTGCCAAAGTATTTTCAAGGCTAAATCAGAAACACTAAAAACAAAAATACTACAATTTTGTTGCCGTTAGCCTCAAAACCATAATTACAAAAATGTAGTAATTTAATATTGTCTTTATAAATCTAACAATATTAATAATTTATCAAAAACAAAATAATTACAATTATGTACCAAATAAAAAATCCCCCCTGGTTATATCAGGAGGGATTTCCGGAGAAGAGAATGAATCGGGTGGACTATTTTATATTGAACATTTTAAAATTCTTTAGCCAGGTCTTTATTGCGTTCCAGTTTTGGACAATTTTGCCGAGCCATTTGGTAGATTTGAATAGACCTGCGGAACATGCAAAAGCGATCGCTCCGGCGCCCAGAGAATATACCAAACTAATTTCATGATATTTGAAGTATCCGTATCCGAGCGATATAACAAGCACCAGAATAACCGCTGGCCATCCCTTAACTCCACCGACCATATTCCGAAGTAATTTAGTTGCTGTTATGATCAAACCTACAGCCACAATAAATCCTTCATTGAATACGATGGATAGAAACGGGGGGATGGTGACAATATCATCCTGAGCAAAAAGAGGAACGGCTAGGACAACGATAAGAAGCATCGCGAGAAAAAGCACCTTTTTCATGATTCGACTCCTGTTTTTAGGGTTTGAGTAATATTATGCCTTTTGTTTTAATATACCAATCGAAGGCAATTTTCACAATATTAAAAATATAATTCACAATTTTTTTCCATTTTGGCGGGGCAGTCATTTTTTTCTCAGCCGAGTATTGACTGACGCCTTTTGAAACTGCATAAAATAATCTTGTAACTCCATCGGCTACTTTCGAATCAAGAGAAAGCTCTTTGATTCCGGTCTTTAAAACACTCGAGCGTCTTTTAATATCAATTCCCTGGAGAATCAAATCAGTTTCAACGGCGGAATTTCCTATAATTAAAATGGAGGCTTTCTCTTTTCCATTAAGAAAATCCATAAATTCAGCATGTGCATCTTTGGTTCCGGAAAGCGCGAGTTGATTTGATTCATCAAAACCAAGTTGTTTAAGATCTTCAAAAGATTCACCCAGGAGAATACAACCTTCGGTGTGCTGTACTTTTGTTCCCGTGTGGAATCGGATTAAAGATCGATCTTCTACATCTATCAAAGTATACGTCCATCCGAATTTCGGAGAATTGATTCTTTGCATGGAATACAAGCCCTTCGGAACACAAGAAATAAAAGGTTTATTCCACGCCCAATCCGGTTCCAGGGTGACAGCGAAAGCATTTGCCATGCCTCTGTATGGATCCCCGCCCGGGACCGGTACGCTGATCAGGCCCTGGCATCCCCATTCAGTATAATTAATTCGATTTAAAATGAGATCCGGTTTAATCATTTTCTTTTCCCATTTTTAAGAAAACCCTTGATCCACTTAACATCATTTTTAACTTCTGTAATATCTCTAATTGATTGATCATGATCTTTTTCTATATTATCAATTCTCCTTTCGGCGGCACTGAATCGTGGGGATATTACAACCTTATGATAATAACCGAAAACAAAACCGATAATCGGTAAAATAATTAACTGAATCCATTCTCGCATCACAACCTCCCTATCAAATAGAGTCCGAATAATAAAACAGCCGATGCTTCACTCCAATGAAGCCGACCACAATGGTAAAAGAAAAATTCAAGTCGGTTCTGATAGAACATTTTCGCAATAAAATCGATAGGCATATTTTTAAAATCCTTCCATCGGATCATCGCAATAAAATACCGGATCCAATCAAACGGTCGGGCAGTATGATTTATTAAATTATACATTCCTTCAAAACCGGACTGTTTCGCACAGAACAAAGCCACCCCAAACCAGGCCATGCTTGATAATGACATCCCGGGAAGTAATGTTCCGGATATCACACCCGAAGCCAGAAACATCAAAACCATAATAGGTTTTAAAACGTGCCATCCTTTGAAATATCTATCAACGAACTGAATTACCTTTTCGTTTTGGTCCCGATAAGCATCATGCAACGCCCACAAGACATTTGAAACAAACATCAATATAAATGATAGATAGATCATAACGCCCTCACAATTAAAGCCAGCCCGATCCCTGTAAAATCAAAAATCAAATCAATAGCATGATCCCACTTCTGCCATATACCAGACTCTATCTGTGTACCTTCTATCGTGAGGGCAACGATAGCTGCATAGTCTACTCTATATAGGGTAATACAAAAACAGAGTATACCATGCCCAAGCCAATCAAATGGATGCTTGCATCTTATTTGTAATATCTTATCAAAGAGTGTCATTTCTCTACTCCATCTACTTCAGCTACATTAGATATATCAACTCCATCTATATTAGATATATTAGGGTAGGATATACCATCCCTCTCATGTCCCCAATATGGATTTGGCTCCAATAGCATAGTTCGAAGAAAACCGTAGTAGGGTGATGCTGTCCTGTATGACAATAGAACATACCTACTATCCTCAGTCAACATCATACTACTGAAATATGATTCGGTACTCGTTAAGTTCTCTGACCACAGCACCTCTTTCTGCTGTCTATCAGTGAAAGTACCACTTGCTGGATTTATACTATAGGCTGCTAAGTATCCATCATATCCTGTCCAATAACCAGAGTAGAACACAATAGCACTACTATCGTTAGCTGCCACTGATACACATTCAAGCTTTGTATCAATAGCAACACTATCCCCTCTTGTCAAAGATCCATCATAAGGACTGGCTTTGAATGAACATAGAAATCTTGGATAGGATCCAGATATTGCAATAGATGCTCCTACGTATATACTATCATTAGCTGCACAGGTATTGAATCTGGTTTCTTGTTTCATCGTTCCTTCACCTATATCTAACCCATCAATCGCAGCTCCAATAGTACCATCCACCTGTGATATTTCTCTCGTAGAAACACTATAAGGAATATGCCAATCTGATACAACATAATAATCACTTGATCCTATTCTATCAATATCTATAGAATACCCAGAAGTGGATATAGAGTCAACAGTTACATCCAGTATCTCAGGAGTATCTGGATCAATAAGGAATGTCTTCATACCACAGGCAAACGATACACCACTTCTGTACGACAACGCATAGTAGTTTGATGTACCTATCTGTATTAAGGTATGATCGTATGTATATAGATTCTTAACAACAACCGGCCAATCAGCACCTGTTATACTCGCATCAGCAGTATCTATCCCAAATATATATACCCAGGTTGAATCGACATCTCCTGTGAAATTTGCAGAAACAGTTGCTAAAAAATGGTTAGTATCCTTAATCTGTACAACAGCAGGGTTTCTACCAACTGTACCAGATCCTACTACTATAACTTCAGTGTCTATAACACTCGCTGGCAATACACCCTCACTTGTACAGGAAAAGGTTACTACCGTTAATAGATTCCCAGTAGGTGGAGAGTTGAATATAACACCATAGTAGTCGGTAAGGACACCAATCTTGAACAGGTTCCCACCTGCGTATACTTCATTGATGAAGTTTGGTATACTATCTACCTTTGTTACTGTCGCACTTGCACTGCCTATACACAGTAATAGCAATAGTATAGTTTTAATAAGTCTATTCATGCTTCACCCAATTCATAGAAGGATTGAAATATATAACATCTGGCCCTATAACCCTACCTATTATCTGTATATACTCATCTGTACTACTCGGAGCTGTTTGTGTTGCATCGCCTGCTGTTGTACTTAGATATAGTAGATCACCAACCCCACCTGTCTTTGTCCAAGTCCAACTGTTCAACCGAATATAACCCTCCTGCAATATATAAGTAGGTTTATCGATCCCAGCTGATCTACAGATAAGTCCAGTACAGGGGAAGGTTGTTGATGCAGAGGCGGATGCAAGTTCATAATCACCGTCCGCTGGAGAGTATACGAAGTCGCCTACATATATAACGGCTCCAACTGTGTCGTATATCATAGATACTACTGAGTAGGAGGAATCGACTGTCAGGTCTGCGTTTAGAACACCTCCACCTAACGCATCTAACTGTGTCTGTATAGAACTCGTGGCATCAACAAACTTTAACTCAGCATCTGTAACTGAACCGTCTGAGGTATAGGTTGCACCTTCCACATTTCCAAGTGTATAAACTCCTACTAATGGATTCACAACAGTCGCACCTGAAATCGTACCGTTTCTACCGTTTGGCTCTACCCAAGTTGCGGAGTTTATTCCAGAGGGTTCATATTGGGCTACACAACCTATTTGGATTAAACTAAAATTATCAAAAGTGCCTTCCCCATCAGAATCAGGAGTCTGAAAAACAAGAACACCATTTGTAATTTGTGCTGCTGTAGGAATAAACTCAATTGATTGATTTGTTCCTGCGGATATTCCCGTTTTTACCGTAACACCACCAAATTTACAATTCCAACTTCCAGTTGCAATGCTAATATCGTAAATAGCGCGATAGCTTTTACCCTCTATAAGAGTGCCTATTTCTGTTTTGGCTAACTCTATACCATCCCACGTACTATTTGCAATACAGTGCATATTTCCACCGGTAACATCAAATGTACCAAGAGATGCCCCAGTCCAATTTACATTACCTGCAACCGTAAAATCTCTATCGTCAGATGCAGTGATCAATTCTGTCTGGCTTGCACCTATATATTTGTTGGGTATTGCACCACCGTCAATAATACGTTTACCTTCTTCGGATGTGGTAGATATTAAAGTATTAAAAACATCCCAACCTTCAATCTCTCCGGCAAAGAAAGACGCTCCGGCAGTTGTACAACCTACTCGTAATGCACCGGCATTTGATAACGTCAGCGCAGCCGTTGAAATTGCTACCGTTCCAACCTGCCCCTCAACTTGCCCACCAAATATAAAAGCAGTTGCATTTCCGTCTCGATCAAAATTAACAAAGATATTATATTTTGTATCAACTGTAAAAACTGCCGTTCCTATAATAGCCGATACATCAGTTGTTCCGTCATCAAACCGGATATATAAATCATCTTGAACTTTGTAAAGTCCATATCCGATACCACCAGCTTCTTTGTTTATTAGGTATTCGGTAGCGGTTACATTGTTTGGAATCAGACCAATTATTCTGATTGAAAAATCGCCAGTTCCAACGTCAATGTCGGGATCATCTGCAACCTCAACATAGTCATCAGTTATAAACCATAAACTCGTCCCTACGTCTCCATTGATCACGTCTTGCTTGCTTGCAAGGTATCTCGTGGTTTCTGTGGTGTTGTCATCAGTTGTTACGGCTATATGGATATTAGAACCATCGTCAAAACCTTGAATTCTCAAAGAATCTATCCCAACACCAGACGGCGCTGTGGTTTGGTTTTTAAGGTCTGCATAACCTGCCTTTGTTCCGGTAGTGGCTTTGACTTTGGGAGCGGTCAAAGTTCCGGTAAATGTCGGTGAACCTGCCCTCACTGGCGCACCAGTCCCAGTTGCAGTTGTCCACACCATTGCCGAACCTGCGCCTCCTCCTACAGGTATTTGAGCTGTTGTTCCATCGTCAATGCCTAAGAGTTCTGCATCTGAGATAGAGTTGTTCGATCCATACTGTGTAGATTTTATAGCAGTGGCATTACTGATACCATACTCATTCATCTGAATATCGCCACCACGCATTGTAAGTGCACCACCTATTCCTACTGTTCCATTTAGACCGATCCTATCAAGTGTAGAAACAGTACCTACAAAAAGGCTATCATCAACTATCAATGAATTTGAGGTTCTTAATCTGTTCATCCCTCCATAGTATAAATCGAGGTTTCTTATTTTTAATCCAAGATCGGTATGGATAGAATCGGTTGTCGAAATCTTTTTTGTTGAAGTGATTGTTATATCATTCTCAACTTCATTGTCTGCCATCGGATGTGCTGTGAAATCAAAGTTTCCTGTAATCACTTCATCATTGGCTTTCATTGCGGCATCGCCACGGATAGCTGTCGAGGTGTCAATAATCGCCTGATAATTTGTATTTATGTCAGTTCTCAAATCCGAAAGAGTATCCTCTTGTGTAGCGTTCGTATTCGTATTTGTATTGATATCAGTCCGAAGGTCTGCCAGTGAGTCATCCTGTGCTATATTTAGATTCGTGGCAGTATTCAAATCTGTGCGTAAATCAGATAACGAATCTGATTGGTCTGCATTCAAGTTCGTAGCAGTATTCAGATCTGTTCTTATATTCCCAAGAGAATCATCCTGCGCGTTGTTTAAGTTTGTATTGGTATTGGTGTCTGTTCTAATATTTGCCAGCGAATCATCCTGAGTGTTATTCGTATTCGTGGCAACATTCAGATCTGTTCGGATGTTCCCAAGTGTATCATCCTGAGTATTGTTTGTATTCGTAGCAACATTTAAATCAGTCCGCAAGTCTGCCAGGGTATCTTCATTAACCGCGATGGCATCTGTAGCACGTCCGATCCGGTCGTTGTGTGCATCAAGGGTATCATCTTGAGTGTTGTTCGTGTTGGTATTCACGTTGATTCTGGTATTATGATCTTCCAGCGTATCAGCAACATCCGCCATATTAATAAAACTCATAACGAATTGATCAAGAGAATGACCATTCCCCGCGAACCTCCGGCCACTCATATAATAAAGATCTTCGAATGTTTTACTGACCGATGACGTATCATCGATTTGTCTGAAAATCATCCTCCGCCCGAAAGGTTCGGACCGCAACAGAACGGGAAGCAGTAAGAAAATCAATAAATATTTTTTCATCATATCACCTTCCATTTGCTTTAAAATTGAACCCTACTCCGTTGTTCTTTTTACGATGTCCAGTGTAGGTAAATAATTTTACAATAAAATAAACATCCGATCTGAATTCAGATTCATTGAAATTGCAAGCCCATTCTCCGGTAGCGTCCAAAGTATCTGTTGAAACAGTCGATCCATATTCATCTGTCCATCGAAGGTTTTTTACGAATACCATTCTTGTGGTATCTCTGATGTTACTTTGATATAATTTTAATACTGCTTTCACACTGTCCGCCGCAGTATTTGTATCGATGACAGTGGCCGTGATCGTGACATACGGCATCGTATAATAAATAGCACTGTAAAGGGAAGTATCATACTTTACATTATTCCATGTCACGTTTGCCGCAATCTGTGAATCCCCATATTTGAAGATATAAAACAGATCGGGAATGCCTCTGATGGCTGCCTCGTTTTGAGTTAAATCAGTCTGTCCGAATAACGGAAGACAAATCAACAGAATGATCAATAAATAAATTCTTTTCATTTTAACACCTCTTTTTAAAGTTCTCTCATTTCAAGAAATATCTCATCGTTGTTTAAATCTTCATGTATTCCATAAACAAAATATTGACCCTCACGCAATTTATCTGTCAGTGTAACCACGTCCCCGAATTCAAGATCACAGTTTTGAAGTTGTGTATAAAATGAAACCTCTGCTTTTCGAAGATAAAGCCAACTTATCATAAAGGCAAGGAAATTCTCGGCAGTCGCCGGGTCAACTATTCTGTCCAGATAAATGTGTTTCGTCTTTACAAATCCATAAGCTGAATATGATGCGTGAATCAGATCCCAGTATGTTTCTTCGTTTCCATGCAAATCAGATCCGGCAGTCATTGTACTAACATAATCAGAACTATACGAACCTTCTTCTGGATGATTTATGAAAGCCAATCCGTCATATTCCCCCGTGGCATAATTTAAATTATAATGAACATAGAAATCATTGACAACATCTTCGAGCGGAGAAAATTCACACCTGAAAGTCGGGACCAGTCCCTTGTCTGATTCCCTGCAAAGAACGTCATTCAGATTCATTGTTTTGACTGAGGTTCCGGTCAATGGCAGAGCTTTTATTGTATGATTTCCAAGATAGTCCATATAATAAACTGAACAGGCTTCAAACATGATTTCTTTGAATTCATCAATTGAATTGATTTTGCTTTTTATCTGATAGGCCATTTCCCATCCGGATCGATCCGTTCCGGTTAATAGATCAAAATCAGACGTTGTAATATATGTCGCGGTAACTCCCAAATCATCTCTTAAAATCTTCTCTAAAACGTCACCAGGATTTTCAACTAAATTAATAGCAGTTTTCCTGGCTCCCCACGTACCCCCGAACATCCGGCCTTTGGCTTCCACAAAGAATTTTGTTCCGGTATTTATTCCGAGAGATTTTTCAAGCATCAAGCCCATTTCATTGATATAATAATACATATCTGCAGTGGGAGTTGCGGCTCCTCCCCCCATTGATATTCTAAAAATACGATTGCTAATTAGAGTATCCCAATCTGTTATAATATCTGATAAATCAGCGAGAATTATATTCGCTCCGTTTGGGAAGCCTGCACCCGGTGACAAAAGATAGCTTTTGATATTATTAAAAAAGGCATTGCCTCCTCCAGATTCATTAACCTGCTCGGTTTCATCATCAGCCAATTTAGTTCCAATATAATTATAGGTATCGATATAAACTTTGGCAAACCATCCGGTATCGATACTCGTAATGTTGGCCATTACATAAAAATATATTTTATCCCATTCGCCTATTGTTAATCTGTGATCAGAAATCATTTTTGTATGTATTGCGGAAGTAAAAAAAACTCCGCCCATCAGCACAACTGAAGAACCATCAGCACGGGTTGTTTCGTCATAGTCAATCATATTAGCGCTATTATTCCAGCCGACAGCGGAATCTATAGACGTGAAAGGTAACGGATAATAAATTTTCAAAGAATCTCTAATTATAATTCCGCTTTTAAATTTAAAGCCAGCCATTCCAGAAAGTGGCGAAGCGTCATTTAAAGAATCATAAATATGAAATGGCAAAATTACATTTTGATTCTTTTCTCTATAAAATATCAAAGGTTTTGCAGTGTCAAACCATAAATAGCCCCAACTCTTAACTTCCTGATCTGAAACTATAAAAACATATTCCGGATCTGTTATCTGATAAACCGTATCATCAGCGACAGGAGCATCTTGCAATTTATCATAAAGAGAAACAGCATCAACAGAATCCTTTATTACAATCTGTCCTATTTGCCCTGTAGAAAGTCCGCCAATCAATTCCATTATTTTGTCAACATGAGAATCTAAAAATGGACTATTTGTTGCATCCTCTATTGTATTCGTGTCCCCTCCTGTGCAAGGGAAAGGCCCAAGTATCGGGTCGTCATCTTTACTGCAAAGAAACGCTTCAAAAAATCTTTGGCCAAAACAAATCGGAACTGGTTTTCCATTTGATTCATCCGGTATTGTTAATGTAGAGAAATCTTTTTCGTTTAAAAATGTCCGTGGTATCTCTTTGTGATCTGTCTCATTTACTTTGCACTTTATCCAGATATTTGATTTATCATATCCCCAATCATAAACTCGATAAGTATTGATTCTCAATCCGCTTGTATATAATGCAGGAGCGGCCTCTACTATGTGTCTGTATAAAATAACCTCTGCATTCGTCAACTCAATGGCAGAAAGTGTATCGTCAAAATAGTTGTCATAATTCAATAACTGAAATTCAATATCTGATACCTGCGCGATACCGCCCCCCTGTCTCACGTCCGCACGGATCGAAGCAGATCCGGCGCCTCCCATTGCAAGTCTGCCCTGAGCTTTATTCCATGCTAAAAGAGCGGTCGTGTCAAGAGTAGCAAAATCCAGAAGCGTAGAATCCTGACAGGTGACATGAATTACATAGAAGCAATTAAAACTTCCATTGATATATGAAGTCCATGCTCCCGGGAAGCTTTTCATGGAGCCACTCTAAGCGTAATAAAATACCGGTATCTATGATACGCTTCCTGTTTTTCAATTAAGTTCGTTTGCCAGAGATTCACCGTGACCGCTCCACCGTCCCCATTTCCTACATCGATATTTGTATCCGGCGTGAATGTAAAAGATGTTTTCATGAATTTGATTGTAGTTTTTATGAATGCCCTGAGACCAGTGAGATTCGCATGGCCGCTCATTATTTCAAGTCTGATAAATTCCTCATCGTATCCCCGGTCATAAACTCTCAAAGTTCCATCGGCTGCAATGCCAAAATTCTGATGTCTGCCTATTTCATTTTCAAAAGGCCACAAAGCACCAGTAAAAGTAATTGTTGTAGCACCATAAACGAATGTCATGCTTTCACCATTCTTGAATCGATTAAATCCTGAATTGTTTTTGCCAATCTGATTTTATTTTCTTTGACAGCTCGCGTGATATTATCTTGAGTATTCCGATCAACGTTTCCGCTTATATTAATGTTATCCCCTGCGATTGTCACCGAGGATGTTGGCATTTTACCAGTCTTGTTGATGTATTCCAGTCCCGGGCGTGTATCTGAATTTACAGATTTTGATTGTGTGATAAATTCATGCCTTTGAATTTTGGCAATTATTTCATTCGATTCCAGCCCGCCGGAATGCCTTTTCGGGATGGCGCCATAACCGCCCCGGGACCCTCCAGCCCAATCTACAAACCCGCCTCCGTGAAATCCGAATAATGCTCCCAGAATTGACCCGCCTCCCGGTACAAGTAATTTCAATAATGCACTCGCAGCGTATCGGGCTTCGGCCTGTATAATAGCATTAATAAAAGTCGTGACAAATGTTTTTGCCATTTTCTCAAATACAGATTCAGCTTTCCCGAAAACGTCATCCCACATTGAATTAAGTTCATCAGCAACGATCTGAGCCGATGCCATGAAAGCGTTTTCGAATGCTTTTGCAGATTCAGTGAGTTCTTTCCCAGGTTCCGCTTTTTCTTTGGGAATTTCATACGGTCCAACTGGCAGGTCAGGACGTTTCGTGAAATGAGAAAGAGCATCTTCTAAACTTTTACGTTCTGTTGCTTTAATAAAAGCATCCATATAATTATTACCCGCTTTTTCTCCGGCGTCAGCGATAGGGTCACCCCCACCTTCATCGCCACTCAAAGCATCACCCAAAGTATTTTTAATTTCAAGAGCACGATCTTTAATTTTGTCAGATAATTCTTTAGTCCATTTTGTAATAGAAGGTTCCAATTTTTCTGTTAATACCTTTGCAACGGAATCACCGACCAATCCAATGGCCTTTGTCATATCTCCCTTTGCCACAATCATCGCCGTAGCAAATGCTTGAGGAATAATTGCCATTGTCATAGATAGTTGTGCCAATGTAGCTCCGGTAATTTTTAAAATATATACAAGCATATCACTCCACATTTCACCCATTGCCTTGATAACATTTCCCCAACCTATATCAGCAAATTCGATAAATTTCAATCTGATTTTTTCAAGATAAGGCTCGAATGGCATTTTAATAAAATCACCGATAGCCTCTTTAATATCACTAATATAATTTTTTACTTGTGCAATTTTCCCACCCCATACTTCTAAATCTTTTTGAGCTGCCCCGCTGAACATTTTATTTAAAATATCCATTGCATAAGCAGTTTTTGCGGCAGTGGTTGTGATCCCAGCCTGTTTCAGTGCTGCTTCTTTCAGCGCCGGAATATACCGGCCAAGCATTGTAACCTCTCCAGCCATTGCCATGGCCACATATCGGGAGGCCGTATTTAAATCAAATAAACCTGTCGAGGCAATGTTGGCTGCTATTTTTGCCCCTTCAAATCCTTTTGATACGCTTCCAGTTAAAAGCATAATCTGTTGAAGTGAGGGAGCCAGTTCAGTATCACCAAATCTTGTCACAGCCTGCATCGAAGAAAGGTATTTATCTGATATAGGTTTGACTTTTTCGTATGCCGCTCCTGTTAATCCAATGGCCGTTTCAAGATGTTTAAAAATTTCCTCCTGTTTAGTTGATAAGCCAACAAATTCCTTAATATGCCGAATTGAATCTCTTGCGAATTTTTTAATTGCCATACCAGCGGCAGCGAAAGCAGCTACGATGGCTCCGGCAATGGCAACTTTAGCCCAACCACCCATTTTTGAAAAGGCATTTCCCATCTTGGATGTATTGCTTTGAACGCTCTTGCCAGTCTTATCTACCGAGTGATCAAGTTTGTCGAATTCCTGAGATGTTTTTTTGACATTACCGGAAGTTTTATCTGTTGCGATAATGTCTACTTTAATGGCCATGCTTTTCCTTATTCACTTCGTTTATTGATGCAATTATTATTTTCAAATCGTTGTATAATTCGTCTATTTCAAATTCTGATAATTGATATTTTCTGAAAATCAAAACTACTCTGAGACCATCTGAAATATTTCCAATATCAAAAGTACCGTCTTTATAAAACCCACCGCCTGACCAGAATGTTATTTCTTGAAAAAAGGCCCATGCTTTATTATTTTCGGGCATGAGCCTTACAAATAAACATTCTTCGCAAGGAGGGTCATTTTCCTTTTCTAAATATTGATTTCTACACGAAGCGCATCCATGCCCTTTTCCGTCTATCCACTGCTTCGTGTAGTCTGAGAGTTTTTTTCAGCCTCATCGCTTTTGACTGTTTTTACGCCCTTAATCAATACATCGATAAATTCTTCAACTGGTTCGGCAGGAAGATCATCCACACTGTCAATCGAAAAAGGGAATGGTTCTTTGCTGTTGGGTTGTTCAAAACCTTCCCAGCCCAAAAGAGAATATTCGAGCAAAGCCCTACCGACCGCCTTCATATCGGTGACTTCAACATTCCTTTTTGTCATTCTGGTATTGGTTTTCACCCATTCTTCTCTCAGGTTCCCCGGGACCCTTCGATAATAAAACTTAACATCCGGATCTCCGGAAAATACGTGAACAAAACGCTCTTTGTCTGAAATCGCTTTTAACGCCATCTTCTCCTCCGCTCATTTCTTTTTTTTAGGGCTTTTTATTGTAAGCCCTTTTCTCTTTGATTCATGTTCCTTGACGAGATCGATCTCTTTTTTTGTCGCATCTTTGGAACATTCAAGTCTTGTATAATTAACTACCGGCAGATCACGGCACTGTTCCGCCGTCATCCCGCCGGAAAGTTTCTTCCCGGTCTTGATGTCAATCAAAAATATCATCATTCACCTCAACTAAAAAAACCAATGATTCTGAAATAAGCCTTTTTCCCGCTCGCAAGCTCGGCATTCGCACCGGCATTGGTTTTTGTGTTGATCACAATCAGATGAGAAGTAATATCACCGAGAACATCAAACTGAGTGATATTCGTATCGTCACCGTATGCAGAGCCCACACAAAAAATATGAGTAACCGCATCCACATTGATTTCGTAATCGCCGGCCCCATTGCGGGATACATTGCTATCGAAAGCGGTATAAGCCGCTTCTTCCGTGGCTCCCAGATCGGACAGTGCAGTATAATCTGCGGTAACCGAATTCACATAGAGCTTGTATTTCATGGTTCCGGTATCGTTGTAAAGTTCGAGAACCATTGAAAACAGATGCAATCCGAGGATTGTTCCACCCCCAGCTACAAACTTATTCAGATTCGCAGCTTTTACTTCTGTTGACCCGTCTGTAAAAATGACTGCCATTTTATTCCTCCTTAATTTTCCTCAAGATAATTATATTGATTATCGTCTGTAATCACACAGACCATTTCAGCGTTTTTCTTCAATTCAATATTTGACCATTGAGCTGAGTATTTATCCGAACTTGGAATATAAGGAATCGCGGTATGAGCCATATTGAGAACTTCCGATCCCTTGATTGGAGCCTCGATTTTTTCAAGTTTTAAAGCGGAGAAATAGAATCCGAGATTATAGGTGCTATCAGCAAATACGAAAGACATGTACTGTTCCGTGTCAGCATCCAAAAGATCAAGATAAGTATCGGCATTATACCTGACAAAATCAAAACCGACTGTAATAAGCCTCTTGCCATTTCTCATGGGTTCCATAATATAAAGACCGGATACTGAATCTTGTACAATTTGCAACTGGTTATCGAGCGCGATCTCAAATCTGTTTATTCCAACGGTTGTTCCGGATATTTCTGTTGTCAATACACCCGGGAGAATAACATCTCTTTTATCTGAGGCCAGCGTCCAGTTAGCGGAATTATACGAACCTCTCGAATGTGAATATCCAACAAGATCGAATTCAATAGATACAGAATTTACTTCGCCGCGGATGATCATCTTGTTGACCATAACAGAATGATATTTCCAATCAGTTACGGCTTTTGCGAATGCCAGAACACCAGAACGGACTTTCTTATCGCCTGCATACCATACTCCGGTCCCAGTCCCCGAAGTATGTCTTTCCGCTTCGCCAAGCCAAGCCTCTCTGTGAAGATTATTATCCAATTCAAGAAGATGCTTGTATTTGGCAGAGACAGTTTCGGGACTGCCTCCATAAGTAGCTCCTCCGGTATTCGGATTTTCAAAACCCATGGCACTGCAAAGCAAGCGTCCTACGTTATTATATCTGCCTTGCAAACTCAAACCACCGGCCACATTCTTTGTGATAATATCCGCCTTTGCTCGACCCGCGCTCCCCTGAATAGTCGGATCCTGCTCGATCACATGATCCGCTATCATCGATTCAGAAACGAAAGGGATTTGATCCAGAGCCGTTATATCGTTCGCGCCCCAATCCGTTTTCGGATATGTAGACGTTTTCGGATCTTTCTTAAAGGAAGCCTTTGAAATTACTCCTAAACCTGTTGACATTTTATTTCCTCACGTTATTGTAATTCTAAATTCACTGGATATTGCGGTCATCGGCGTATTCGATGAATTCAGATAACAGTTCCCGGGACCTTCTTGAACCAATATTTCAGAACCGCCGATATTCATATTGAAGCCCTCACTGATCTCAAATTCAGGGATTTCGATTAAAAGCGTTTTCGTTCCATCAGTAAAATACAAAGTAGCCTGTAAAGGCGTTCCCGCATCCTTCCAATCCGGAATAGTATCTGCTGAATACCGTGGAAGTTTGACATTGAAAACAACGTCTCTTTTTCCGTTCCTTAAAGGATCCAGAGCATACCGGCTCAAACTTGAATAATCATCGGCCTTAAAATTATTCGTCAATTCGAGCGAGAAGCTCTCAGCATCGATGTTATCCCCTGAATCAAGAGCATCATCCTGATTTCCGATTCGTATGAATGATGCTGATACGGAATTCGAAAAAAGGACCTGTGAATAACTCGAAAGCGAAATAGACGGAAAGGCGGTTGCGGATCTAGAAGGAGTCATTCCAATAATATCAGTTGCAATTTTTAGAGCTTCGCCTTTATTTCCGGATATTGTCATCTTCTGAATTTTGGCAGAGTTGATTCTCCATCTCGAAACGGCCTTTTCAAATTCGATTTTGATTATTTTTGTATTGTTATCAGCAAGAGTATAAACACCGGTCGTATCGGTACCCATTGCGGCTTCAAGGATCGATCCGAAATTGTAATAATCAAGATCACTGTTCAATGCCCCGGCAACTTCTACGAGTCCCTGTTTCCCGACACGACGACCGGCCACGCCCTCCAGAGCCATTGTTTCTATTCTCTGGATAGTGGTTATCAGTGATTCATCATTTATCGGAAGCATGGTATCAACAGCAGACCAAGCTTCTCCCCATGCAGAGGCCTCTTTAATTCCGCATTTGCTTAAAACACCAATTCCATCTGGCATATCAAATCCCCTTTATTTTTAATTCGATAATTGTGACATCGTTTTCAACATCGATATTGGAATATGTGAATAATTGATCTGATTGACTGCCGCCGATAGTCGCACCAGATTGAGCGGATGTATTACTACAATTCACATTAGAACTGCAATCAGTTATGAGTGGACAAGTGCTATAACAATCAAGGGTTACTATTTCTCCATTTAACATCATGTTGTTATTATCATTCCATTCAAAATCGTGTATAGGGAAATGATATTCTGGCATTGGTTGTGCCTGTATTTTCTGTGCAACTTTTTCAAGTCTGAATTCCACTTTAATCAGACCGTTTTCTTTTCGGCTCGGATCGTCTACTTCTGGATTGTCTAAAGTTACGAATTGAAACTTCTTACCGTCCTGCATGGATTCAGTTACGAACCTTTCGAGATTCAATTCACTATTCGCATCAATAATGAAGTCCCCAAAATTCGAGACAAGCGCACCGTCGATCCAGACTTTTGCTGTACATTTCCGGTCGTGGTTGTTTTTTAAAAGAAGCTCGTATTCACTTTTAAACGGAACCACTACCTGGTTGTCTATCTCTTTGACAAACCCATTTTCATTTGAAACATTGACAATGAAATCGTTTTTACTGATTGCCAAAAGATTCACTGATAAAAGAATCAGCCCGATGATTAAATATTTAATTTTCATAACATTACTCCTTTAATGAAATATCGTTATTGAGTTCTTTTGATCTGTATCCTAATTCGACATAATGAACCAAGACACTGCCAAACATTCTTGATTCAATTAAAGTCACTTGAATGATTCCGATGTCATTATAATTATCATCATTGCCGGGTCTTGCTGTTTCCAGTAAATTTATATTCTGTCTGAATTTTTTGCATATATTTTCAATCGTTCTTTGAATAGCCAACTCTGATTTTTTACTATCTTCCAATCCAAGATATCCGCGAATTACCCATTGATAATATCTCATCGTTTCATTATTTGTGTGACAAACTTCGTTAGTGGATACCCGGGTGACGCACCAGGCATGGATTTTATGTTGAGCCGTTGTAAAGTTTGCAATGAAAGCATCCCACGAATTCGCAACCTTTTGATATTCGTATACGATACCGCTTTTTTTAATGCCGTCAACTTCCTCTAAAAGCTGAACAATCGCTTCTCTTTGAGCTTCCATGCTCATCGAATTTTCCTTTCGGCAGATTTTACGGCACTTTTAATCATACCTTTAATTTGATTCTTCATTTTCTTTTCGGCCGTCTTAAACATATATTGACCTTTTGTTCCATGTTTGGCAATAGCTTTTTGAACTGGATAAGCGATATTCTCATCGCCTAATTTTCTTTTGGCCCAATATAACAAGTGTGCAATGGGAACCCAGTGAGCATCTGTACCCTCTTCCAGAGCGTTGATATACGGAACTGCATTCCCGACTACACCAACATATTGATTCCCTCGTATGAAAGCAGATTCAGACCTGGTTTCCCTTCTCGCGTTTCCGGTTGCTCCTACAGATGTGGTTTCTCTAACTTCTCCGGCCAACAATTCCGCTGCAAAATTCAGAGCTGCCACAACATCCTGTCTGAGAAATTCAGGAAATCTTTTGAAATTTGTCCATTTTTTAACAACGATTTTCATCTTGTTTTTCTTCCGTGAAACATCAGTTCCCCGCCATCTATTCCCCTCTCTAAATCCCAGTCATCAAAATAGCAAGCTCCCGAAGGGCTGCCATCGTCTTTAATCCCAAGAGCGTCCGTCCAGCGCGTCCGGAATAGTTTTGCAATATCAGTAAAGTTGTTTTTCGTTCCCGTTCCATTAACGGTATCCGCTCCGATTGTGGAGTCTGTATTTTGTGAATATTCGGTTGCTAATTGCAAACATAATCTTTCGGCTGCCATATTACATAAAATATAAAAATCTGAATCCGGCACTGTATTCAAATCAGCAGTCAGTGTATGCCTTGCTGTATAGGAAACAACAGCGCTTTCACCCTCTCCGGGAGTGTAAAGCAGAAATCTCAAATACCAAGCCTCGTTTTCACTATCATAAAATATTTTAAAATCTTCATCCTCGATATAGTCAGGCGGTGTTTCTCCGCCAGGATATTCAACATTATTTACAACAGAAAAACCATTCTCCCATCCGCTCGGTACGGCCCACTGCTGAGTTGATCCATCCACGTCATCATCGGCAATTCTCCAATAAGAGAGTAATGGCCGATGTTTTGAATATACATCGGACAGGGCTTCCTGTAAGGCCATAGTCACGTCCGCCGGTTCTATCTTTACCTGATTTTTGAAATGCCGTTCGTAAAGATAGGTTGAATAATCAGAAAGTTTTTTCGTTATGCTCATATTAATCTTTCATCAACAAATCTATGCTAAACGTAAACGAAGGATCTGTACCACCGAGAACGTATTTCAAACGAACGTATTTCCCGAAATTACTGAATCTCACGACCTGCTTTCCGGTACCATACATCTGATAAAAGACAGTGTCCGGATCATCAAACCAATTCTCCAGATCTGGTGAGAACTGCAATGTCAAATCGAGCGTTGGTTCGGTCCCACTCAGGGCTGTTAAATTAATACAGGCCACACCTTCGTTAAACGAACCCAAATCTTTGTGATCGGTTTCACTACTCGCAGTCTTTGTACTCGAAGAAAGGAGAGTGATTATTTCTGCATATTTCCCCATATATTTATCCTCGAAACAGGAGGAAGAGACGTTCCCGCCCCTTCCCCCGTTTCACCTTTCTTTAGGTTCCCTCGTATTCGACAATGACAAGCATGGCGGGGAGTAAAACGCCATTACCAGCTTTTTCGATTTGTAGCGCCAGAACATCCCCATCGGAAAGCTCGGTATCGGTAACATCGATTTCGGTTTCATCCATATCGGCCATGTTGACGCCCGTAATAAGATCCTTATTTCCGATTTCGGTTGTACCGGCTCCGGCTGCCCCCGTATCCAACACATTCAGATTTTTCCTATCCGTGTCATCTCCG